CCTGTGGTGCCGCCGGACATGGTGTTGTTCGGGTTGGTGCCGGCGCAGCTCGGCATCGAGGCCAAGAAGACATCCGCGCTGGCATAGATCGTTTGGCTGAGTGGGCACGCCTGCGGCACGATGAAGCCCAACGACTTGTTGGTGGTCGTCAGGGCCAGCATGGCCTTGTTCGGCGCAGCGATGTCCGTGCGGGTCGTCTGGCTGAGCGTCGGACTGCCCGAGCCGGGTACGAACCCGTTCAGGCCAGCCTCCAAGCTCGGGTTGGTGGCGTAGTTCCGGCGGCTCGTGGGCGGCGCGGTGAGCGGGAACATGCCGCGCACTGGGTTGACCGAGCCGTCCGGGTGGACGCGGTAGATCAGCGGGTTCGGGCTGTCCGGCCAGAACGCGTGGACCTGCATCACGCCGTCGTCCGGGTCGGCCGCGATGGTGATGCCACCGGCTGGCCCGGTGACCCACGTCGCGCCGCCGCCGTACGAGGTGAGGCCGAGAATGTTGATCTGCGGACCGGACGAGGTGTAGAACGTCGTGCCGCCCGGGATGGGCGGCGGCACCGGCGTGGTTGCGCCCGACCCCAGCTCGCTCAGCTGCGCGGCGCGCCCGAACGCCGAGTAGCCGAGTATCGCGCTCCCGTATGCCATGGCCCGCCCCGATCAGTAACCGATAGCGATGTAGTAGCCGGACACGCTCTGGCTGGCCGCAGCCGCGCCTGTGGTCAGGAAGAACTTGCAGTTGAACCCGGTGGTGGTCTGCGTGTTGGCCTTGGCGCACATCGCCGCGTTGGCCAGGTTGTTGGCCACGATCAGCACCACGACGATGCCGTTCGGGAACGCTTTGCCGAACGTGGCCGATATCTGGCCACCTGAGTCCGAGGTGCCCGAGAACCCGCCGGACTCAATGATCATGGCCGCGTTGGACGGGGTGGCCGATCCGCCCTGCCCGGGGCCGTTGCCGTCCGGCGGCGCGTAGGCCGGCGACTGCCAGGCCGCCAGCTGGGTTTTCTCGAAGATCCGGCCGGTGGTGCCGTCGATCATCCGCTTGGCGACGTGGCCGATCGTCACCGAGTCGAACGTGGACAGAGTGCCCAGCGCGGGGAAATCGAACGTGGTCGGCGCGCAGGCAAACAACGAGTTCGCCGGCCAGACCTGTGCCGTGCTGCCTTCCATACCACGAGAGATCGTGGCCGATGTGGACCCGGTCGTGTGCGTGGTAACCCAGACGACCTCGCTCACCCCTGTAGCGGAGTTCTGGAGTACCAGCGGGACGTACGGTGATGCGCCGCTGGGCCCGCTGCCCGGGGTGACGATGGGCAGATTGGCGATAGCGGAGCCCTGAATGGTGACATCGGCTGCCGCGAGACCCACGCTCAGTGTGCCGAAGAAGTACTCGGTGAGAGCGCGATACGTGTTGGCCATGGTGATCCTTTCCTATCGGCTGAATCCGTGAGCAACACGGGTCGCGGCGTTGCCGCTAGTTTTCTTGATCTTACCTGAGACGAATGCGCTCAGGCCGTCTCCGGCGATGGTCAGCTCGCCGGCCACGAACTGGTAATCCCCGCTGCCGCCATCCGAGCTGGACATACTGTCGAGCTGGGCCGGCGTGAGCACCGGCTCTGGTACGCCAAGTCCGTTGTAGACGACGTTGTAGCCGGGATCGAGGTACCCGCCGCTGTCGTAGCCCTTCGGCGGCAGCGCGGCGTTGGCCTGCTGCACTTTCGAGATGTCGCCGTACCGGGCAAGGATGTAGCGGATACCGGCCACGATGTTGGCCAGCGGGTTGGTGATGACGTCGGGCAGGCTGGGTAGCCGGTACGCCTCGAACGTGGCCGGAATGGTTTGCATGAGGCCCTGGCTCGGGTGGCCGGCCTTGGCGTTCGAGTCGGTCAGGTTGATCGCACCGGCGTTCCAGCCGGACTCGCGCGTGATCAGCGTGTTCAGCCCGGCCGTCCAGCTCGCCGGTACACCGGCCAGCGCCTCAGCCTGAGCCAGCAGCGCCGCGTGCGCCGCGGTGGGGATGACCCCACCGGCCGAGCTGGAACCGAACAGGCTGGTGACCTTGCTCCACGCCCAGTCGGCGAACGATTTGATCATCTTGATGGGAAGCTCGCCGATTCCTTGCAGGAACGATGAGCTGTTGCCCACGAACCGCTCCAACGCGCCGAGCGGGTCGGTCAGGTCCGACACCACGTCGGCCGCAGCGCCGCCGATCAGGCTCAGCAGCGTGCCGAGGCCGCCCGCGTTGCCGGTGGGGGTGTTGACCGTCGTACGGCTGTTGCTGCCGGTCGGGTTCACCAGGCCGCCGCCGTCGAAGTGGCCCGCGCGGGACTCGCCGGTGCCGCCGTAGGCCGAGTTCACCGCGGCCAGGTTCTGGTACCCGATGGCCTGCGCCGCGCCGGGTACGAGCACGAACTCGTTCGGCCGCACCATGGCGTGCACCGTGTCCACTCCGGTGTCGACGCCGGGCACCCGGCCACCCTCAGCGAACTTGATCGGCGCGGCCGGCGAGAGTTCCAGGTTCTTCAGGCCGACGAGATCCGCGACCTTGTTCCATACCCATACGATGCCATCGTTGTAGACGTACTGGAGGATGAAGTTGATCGGCACCGCGGCGACCTGCTTGATCTTGTCCCACGCAACGCCGACCGCGTGCACGGCCACGTCGAACGCACCGCCGAGCGCGTTCAGGAACCAGCTGATTCCATCGAAGACGGGTTTGATCACATCGTCGTAGACCTGCTTGATACCCCAACCAATGGCATTCCAGATCGGCTTGATTGCCACGTTCCACAGCCAGTTGAAGAAATCGCCGAGCTGTCGCAGCGCCCAGCCGATGCCGTCAAACAGCGGCTTGCCGGTCACGTTCCAAATAGCAACGAGACCTGCCCAAACGGCCTGCCAGATGATACGCATTCCGTTGAACACTGAGACGAAGTACGCGCCCAATTGCCCTGCGGCCCAGCTAATGCCGGCGATCAGCGGCTTACCGGTCACGTTCCACACCGCGACGAGAGCACCCCAGATGTTCGACCAGATGATGCGCAATCCGTTGAACACCGAAGCGAAGTATGCGCCGAGCTGCTGAATGACCCACTGAATGCCGTTGATCAGCGGCTTGCCGGTCACGTTCCACACCGTGGTGAGCACGGACACGAGCTCGCGCCACCGCAACTGGACGTAGAGACCGAACGCGGCGAACGCGGACTGAAGCCACCGCAGCGCCGGGCCAATGGCGATACTCCATAGCCAGGTGAACAGTGCGCCGAGAGCGAGGATGCCCAGCCGCAGCGGCACCAACAGGATGGTGATGATGATCGCGACCAGGATGCGCACGGCGATCGAGATCACGTTGAAAATCGGTTGCAGGATCGTCGACCAGAACCAGGAGAACGCCGCGCCGACCGCGCGCACGGCCGTCTCAACCGCGCGGAACCCGGTGACGAACGCGCCGCCCACCGCTGACCCGACCGTGGCGAATACGCCGGCCACCGCCTGTACCGCCGTGACCACGCCGCTGACCGCAGCCTCGGCCGCGTGGAATACCGCGGTGAACACGCTGCCGATGACGCTCAGAACCGCGTTGACGATGTTGTGGAATGTCTGGAAATGGTTGTAGGCGTAGATGATTCCGATCACCAGCGCGGCGATCGCGATAGCGATGATCACGAAGATATTCGCGTCCATCACCGCGTTGAGCGCACCCCAACCCTCGGTGAATAGCAGGTTGATCGCAGTCGCGGTTTCCGTGGCAATGGTCCACGCCTTTGTTGCAATGGCCGTGACAACCATCGCAGTCCGGTAGGCGAGGATAGCACCAACCAAGATGCCAAACACAGCCGCTAGTGGCCCGATGGTGGACTTGTTCTTGTCCATCCATGTCGCCATGCCAGCCAGGCCCTGAGCCACATTGGCCACGCCGGCCGCAGCTCGGGTAACCAGGGGTAGCAGTAGCTGACCAAGACTGATCATGAACGCGCCGAGCGATGACTTGGTCACGTCCATCTGCTGGTTGAAATTCCCCTGAATCTCCGACCAGCCCATGACGTTGTTTTGCGCGTCATCCGTGGCCTCTGCGATGTTGTCGATCTTGTGTGCGGTGTCAAGTGCGTTCTCGCCGGATAGCAGGAGTGCCACGTTCATCGAGGTGGCGTTGCCGGTCAGCTTGGCCAGCGCCTGGGTGAAGGTTTGGCTCGACGTACCGCCGGTCTTCAGTGCCTGGTTGAATCCGTTGGCTGCGTTCTGCGAGTTGGCCCACTGCTTGAGTAGCGACGCGTTGGCGGCACTCTGGTCCTTGAGGCCGAGTGTCCAGTCGCGACTACTGATCTGTCCGTTCTTGTACTCGGTCGCGACTTTCTGCAGCGACACAGGCAGCGCATTGAATATCGTCTGTGCATTCGATGCAGCTTGCTTGCTCTGGTTGAACGCATTGAGCAGAACAGTTCCACTCGGACCCATCTTACCTAGGATCGTCTGCGTGACTTCTTCCATAGCACCGGACACGCCCTGCTTGCCCAGGCTGGTAGACAGCTGCTGCGCGCTGATCCCGTACTGCCCCAGCCAGTAGACCTGGCTCGGTAGCGGATTGCTCAGCGACCGGACAGCCTGCGCCAGGTTCTGTGTCGCCTGGTCGGCGCTGACACCGTGCGCGGTCATCTCGGCGATGTCGCCGAGCATGTCCTGTAGCGGCACGTGCGCGGCCGAGGCCAGCGGGGCGATTGAGCTCATCGAACCGGCGAGAGCCTCGAACGTCGTCTTGCCCTGCGCCGCGGTTTCCACCAGCATCGAAGTCGCGCCGGCCGCTTGAACCGCAGGCAGGTGGTAGTCCGTGAGAATATCGGTCACCGCGTTGGCCACGGTACCAAGATCCGCGTTCTCTTCCTTCGCGCCCTGCGCAGCGGCCTTGAGAACCTTCAGGCCGTCCGCACCGTGGTACCCGGCGGACTCCACTGTGTACATGCCGTTGGCGAGGTCGGTCGCGCCGGTGCCGGTGTCAGTGGCGATCTTGAGAATGCCGGAGCTGACCATGTTCAGGTTCTGCGTCGACTCGCCGGCCGAGGTGGTCAACCGGACCAGCTGCGACTGGAAATCGCCGGCTGCCTTGACGGCCTTGTCACCGATCACCGCGGCCACGCCGATCGTCGCCACGGTGAGCAGTCCGAGACCGCTGAGACCGGACTTGGTGGACGCGGTGGCTCTGTCCTGCGCGGCTGTCTGTTCGTCCACCGCCGCCTTCTGGCGGGTGCCGGCCAACGCTGCCTGGTCGGCCGCAAGAGCCTGGTCGCGCTCGGCCTTGCTCACCGCACCCTGCGCCGCTGCCAGCCGGATCGCATTCGGCTCGCTGTCGGCCTGCAAGGCGGTGAGCTTGGCCTGCGCGAGGGTGAGCCGGTCGGCCGCGGTCTGCTCCGCGTTGTTCGCCTTGGACAGCGTGATGGACGACGCGGCGACCTTGTCCTTGGCCAGGGCGAGGCTCTGAGCCGCCTTGTCGGCCGCGGTGAGGCTGGACCCGGTGGTGAACGCCGAATTGAACTCTTTGGACATGCTCGCGCCGGCTGTGGCCCCGGCACCCTTGATGCCACGTGCGAGGTTCGCCACGAACCCGGCCATGTTCGGCAGAACGTCAACCCACGCAACGTCGTCTACTGCGCTGGTCACATGATCACCTTCCCGTCAACGCTCTGCCGAACATCGTTCATTCCTGCTGTACCGGTAGTTCCGCCAGGGCCTGCGCCTGCTCCGTTGTCGGCTGCTGAAGCAACCGGAGCCGCTGTATCGCTTGCTCGCTGGTAAGGCCGCCACGGTTGCCATACCGGCCCCGCTGCTGCTGCTTGTCGCCTGGCCGCGGGAACGGCTTCGGCCGCGGTGGCTTGCCACCGTTGCTGGCCGCGACGGTGTAGACCACCGCACCCAGCCGATCGATAACCTCTGCCAACAGGTAGTCCGTCTCAGTCCAGCTCCGTTCTAGATGGCGCATGCGCGGCCCGTGCGGAGGCAGGTACGCCACGAACCCGCGTAGCTGCCGCAGCGATACCGAGCCGCGCCAGAACTCGGCGATGACGTCGAACCCATAGGTGGCGATGAGGTCTACCTCAGTCGCCGCTGGGCACGGCGCAAGGATCGATTGGGCGGTGATCCTTTTCCCTCGGTGTCGACCGCTTCCATGTCGCGCATCAGCTTTCCGACCAGCGTAGCCAGGTAGATGCCCTTACCGCCGAGCGCCAGGAATTCCGGATACCGGTCTCCCAGCAGGAAGTTGCCGATTTCGGCCGGGTCTCCATCCTGGACGATGCTGTTCATTTCCTCGGTCCAGCCGTCTTCGGAAAACGACGGGTGGACCATGGCGAACCGCGTGCCCTCGAAGACGAAATAGAACTTGTCGCCGTCGTCGACGCCGAGTGCCTCGGCTCGCTGAGCGATCATCTCGCTCAGGTCGAAATCCTGCGGGCCGATGCTGGAGACGTTGTCGTTGTTGGTGTTGGTCTTTCTTGGTGCGGCCATGCCGGGTGCCTCGCTTTCGTTGCCGGGTGTCGTTGCGGTAAGTATGGAGCGGGCTCAGGACACCCGGCGCGCTGAGCCCGCCCCACGTTCCCCGACCTTGAGAGTCGGGGAGTCCTGTTAGGACGGAATCGACCATCCCTCGTTGAACATCCGCCGGATGCTGTAGCCCTCCGACCCTTCGTAGGCGGTCAGGGTCAGCTCGTATCCGACCATGGTGTCGCCCTTGTAGGTGATGTCACCGCGGTCGCTGATCTCGGCCAACGGAGTGATGAACCGGCGCTGATAGATGCCGTCGATGATGTCGAACCCAAAGCACCTGGTGTCCTGCTTCGGCTTTCCACCCTGATCGAACTGGATTGCCGCGGTGGCACCGGTGCCCACCGCAGTCATGTCGTCCGCGTGCTTGCGGTAGTACAGGCTGATCGTGCTGAACGAAGTCTCCCAGCACGTGAAAACGAACGTGATCGTTTCCTTGGTGACCTCGGTCCGAATCGGACTGTTGGACTGCCAAGGAATGAACGACGTCGAAGACTCGTTCAGCGACTCTTTGAGACCAGCGTCGGAAATCCACCCGAGACTGGCGAAATCCGTACCCCACGCGGCGAGTCCCACGGGCAGCGTCGCGCCAACGTCGGCCAGCATCACCGCGCCGGTCACGCCGAGCCGAGCAAGATCGGAATCTCCTGCCGGAGTGGTCATGACAACACCTTCCTTCTGTTACGCGGCCTGTGCTGGCCGAATCCACACGTTCGCCGTGCCACCGACACGGCGGATTTTGGTATTCCAGTCGGGTCGCGGAGCGAACAGCGCCGCGGTCACCCGGGTGACCTGCCCCCACCCGGATACGAACTGGAGTATTCCGGGCAGTGCGTCGTTCACGCGCAACGCCACATCTTTCGCCGCGGTCCGAGTCGGGCCGGGGCCGAAGCAATCGACGTCCACCGTGGCCCAGTACATCGCGACGACCCCACCCCAGGTCTGCGCTGCGACGGACGACGGGTTGAGATTGACCCAGACGTAGGTGTCGGGGTCGGTCTCGTTGCCCACGAACGGCGGCAGATCGTTGGACACGCGCACCGGAGCACCCTTGCCATCGTTGGCCAGCGCCTCGGTGAGGTAGCCGATCACGACGGTCTCGGGGTCAGGGGTGCGCGGCTGGGTCACTTCGTGGCACCGCCGCTCGCCGAGCCGGCCGCGTCAGCTTCGCCGCTACCGGACTTGGGTAGCTCGGTGCTGGCCTGCGCGTTGAGCTGCTGCGCGGCCTCGCTCGGCGCGCCGGTTGTGGTGGTCCCGGCGCTCGCCGGAGCGTCGGTGTGCAGCTCGACCCGGCCGGTGCCGATCATCAACTCGGCCTGGTGGTCGGAGACGGTCATCACCGTGCCCACTTTGGGCTCGCCGCTCGGACTGTACAGGATCTTGACCCGCTTGGTCATGCTGTGCGCCTTTCATTGGTCACTTCGCGGTTTCCCCGCCGATGGTGCGTCCGAGAATGCGGCTGCGCCGGGTCCACGATGTGCCGTGCTCCGTACTGGCGCTGGCCGACACCCGGGCGTACCCGCGGCCGTCCGGCCGGGTGCCGGTGGTGACGGCGATACCGGCGTCGACGTTCTCCGACGCGGCCAGGGCCCGCGCATTAGCCGCAATCTTGTTGGCCTTCGCGAGGCACTTGGCCTTAACCGCGTTGGACTGCGTGATGGCGGCCCATCGTTCGTGCGGAAGCAAGTTGGCCATGATCACCCCACCGCTCGTTGGAAGTCGAACACCACGTTGTAGACCCGGCCGGACAGCACCGGGTGCTTGCGCCGCACCGGCATGCCCACCACGTCCCACACCATGCCGTTCCAACTGATCCGGTCCGTGGACAGCACATCCCAGTCAGTACCGGGCCGGCTGCGCACTCGGTAGCCGGAGATGACCTGATCACGGAACAGCCCGGAGTTGTCTGCCTCGGACGTGCCGGTCGGCGTGATGACCAGGCCGGTCATCACCAGCTGGTCGGCGTGTGCCCAATCGTAGATGTCATTGCCATCGCGATCCTGCCCGGTCACCGGTGCTCGCAGGCGCGTCGCCGTCTCGTTGTATTGCAGCATCACTGATCCCAGCCCCATCCCGGGAACACCGGGTACTGCGGGCTGCCCGGCGGCCACGGCCCGACGTAGCCGCATGGCCTGCGCACGGTCACCCGGGCGTCGTCCGGCCAGAACACTTCGAGAGTCGGGTCCGGGAACGCACCCTGTGCCGAGTCGAGCACCCGCGGGTACTGGCTGGCCAGCGTGGTGAGGATTGCGGCGATGCGTTGGCCGGGCTCCGTGCGCCCCCATGTGAGGCTCACGTCGCCGCTCTGGCTGGACAGCAGCGCGGTGGGGTTCTGGTACCAGATGGTGGCCAACTCCAGCCAGGCCGACCACACGTCGGCCGGGATGGGGTCTTCGTCCAGCGCGGTGAACGAGGTGCGGCCGATGATCCAGCCCGCGGCGAGGTTCACGGCGGTCTGAGCGCGCGAGGCCGAGCCGCCGGTCGCGTCGTCGAGCGCGTCCAGCACCTGTTCCGGAGTCACCGCGTAAGGCATCGGTCAGCCCGCCTTGTACTGCTTAATCAGTTCCTGCTTGGTCTGGCTCTCTAGCTCAGTCATATCCGGTGTGCCGCCGGTGCGCCGGATGCACTGCGCGGCCCACGCGAGCCACAGCGACTTCGCTTCGACCTGCTTGGGCTGTTCGATCTCGGGCTCGCCGGTATCCGGTTCGCTGGTCTCGCCGAACGAGACCGGCGCTTCGGCCACAGCCGAGTCGTCCGGGACGACCGCGTTGGTCACGTCGGTGATGTCTTCAGGCTCGGCGACCGCCACCGGCGCGGTGAGCACCGCGGCCCGGGACTTGGCTGCCACGCTGGCCTGGTCGATCGGGCCGATGAGCGGCATGGAACCGAGCAGGTCGAGCGGCACCGGAGCAACCTGCTCCGGCCCCGGCACTTCGAGCTCACCGGCCGTGGTCGCGCCCATGACATCGAATCGGGTAGCGAGCTCGTCAGAAAGCTCAACCGTGTCGCCACGCGTCGCCAAGTGCCCATTGGGCAGTCTCAGCAACGCGTGGCGAACAGTTCGCTGAACCATAACCTCTGTCCTCTCTGGATTCCGGGTGTCGACAGTGGACTGGTAGATCATCCAGCGTTCAACGCAGTCACAACCGTAGACGCGTCGGTGCTGTTGGTGCACACCGCGATGACGTGCGGCGGGTTGTCTTCCGTGATGGGGCCACCGTCTGTGGTGTCCACGATCGAATACTCAGGGACCTTGAACGCATCCAATATCGCGATGTACCTGTCACTCATCACGGAGCCGAAACGCCGGTGACCTTGTACACCGAGTACGGGTTGGTGATACCCATGATCGGCCGCACACTGGACTGGACCCACGAAGACTCGTCTTCGGGCTCGCGCCAGGTTTCGGTGTTCAGGCCCTGTTCGTATTCCAGAAATCCGACCTGGCCGGTAGCCACCACGTACGCGGAACCCTTGGTGACGCGGTTCGAAGCGTAGGTGCTGAATCCAGCATCGGCCAGCATGGCCGACAGGCCCTGTCCGTACAGCGTGTGCAACGTAGCCTGGTCCAACGGGTTGAGCAACACCAGGTCCAGCGTGACGCCGAGTTCCTGCTTGTCGGCCAGGGCCTGAGCATTCAGGAAGTCGGCAAACGGGAACAACTGGTCCGAGTCGGCCTGAGTGCCCCGCGTGACCAAGCTCCCCCAGTACCGGGTGTTGCTGGATGTGTTCACGGCCGAGTTGAACGTGGTAGCCGCGCCCATCGACGAGATTTCCGCGTCCAGCGCAGCCATTGCCAGCGTGTTGATCTTGCGCACGATGGTGTTGGCAAGCTGAGTGGTCAGCTGGTCCAGACGCCGGGAGTCGTTGCGCTTCCTCGCCTCGTCCGTGATCTGGAACTTGCCGCCATACTTGCTGACCTGCGCG